CAACGTCTGCAACTGATTTAACTCTCACTAGCATAATTCAATCTTCAGATACATCTACTGGTAATCCAACAGAAAATGCAACCCAATTTTATTGGGGTGGGCAAATAGAGATTTTACCCTATGCTACAAGCTATATTCCCACAGATGGAACATCAGTAACACGAAACCAAGATTTATGTACCAATGGAGGTAGTGCTGCATCTATAAATAGTACAGAGGGTGTTTTATATGCAGAGATAGCTAAAAGACAAGAAAACAATGATAACTTTATATTAATTTCATTGAATAACGAAGCATCAAATAGCCAAAATAATAGTGTTACAATAGGTTTTAATAAAAGCAATGATTTTTATATTAGAGTGAAATCTAATGGAATTACTTCTTTTATCAACCAAACTACCGCATCTAATAAAAATCAATTTTACAAAGTAGCATTAAGGTACAAGAGTGGTGATATATCTGTTTTTATTGATGGGGTTAGTATTGCAAGTAGTACTACAGTTTTTTCTTTTGGTGCTGTATTAGACAATTTATCTTTTGACTTCGATGGAAATAGCACTTTACCATTTTACGGAAAAACAAAATGCCTAGCAGTATTTCCATTTTTAACAGATACTGAACTACAAGAACTTACAACGATATGATGCAAATATATAAAACGAATTTTACAACAGAACAACAAGGGAAAGACTACCTTTTAAATCTAGGTGTAATAGTAGAACAAGATGGAGAAATAGTCTTTGCTCCAACAACAGCAGCGGTTGTATATATCGGTAAGGTGGTAAAGATACCAGCTACATACGATGCAGATGGTAATATTCTAACTTTAGCAGTTTACTATGACGGCTATGCCATCGATGTAATGAGTAGCGACTTGTTAACCTTCGGTACATTTGAGGTGTTTCCTGCGGACAAGGCAGCACATAGTTTTTATGGTTGGGCGAGAGGTGCAGAAGTACCTAAATAATTAGTATATTTGATTAAATCAAAAAACAATACAATGGGTACATTATCAAAAAGTGAGTTAAAAACATTTAAAGACCAAGAACAAAAGAAACAAGCAATCTTACACGATTTAGGTTTATTACAAACGCAATCACATACACTATCACATATGTTTGCAGAACTTGCTATGAAGCAAGAAAAGAACAAAAAGGATTTAGAAGAAAAGTATGGCAAAATAGAAGTAAATCTTGAGGATGGAACTTTTAAATTAATCACAGATGAAAAAAATAAGTAAACACATATCTTACAAAGAAGCAGTTGGTTCTAATTATGCTAAACAATACGGTATAAAGAATAAACCAAATGAGGAACAAGTTGAGAGTATGCAGCTACTAGCTGAAAAGGTGTTTGAGCCATTAAGAGAGTGGGTAGGCGCACCAATTAAAGTAAATAGTATGTTTAGGTCTTTAGAATTAAATACCGCCTTAAAAGGCGCAGCAAGAAGCAGCCATCTACGAGGTGAAGCATTTGATATTACAAGTATGGGCGGTAAGTCTAATTTAGAAATGTTTCATTGGATTAGAGAAAATTTAGTTTTTGACCAACTTATTTGGGAATTTGGTGCAGAACCAAAATGGTTACACGTTTCTTATAAAAAAGAAGATAACAGACAACAAATATTAGTAACTAAAAGACCAGGTATTTATCATACCTATTCAAATTGTAAATCTTGCTAAAATGATAACAGACTACAAAACACTTTCAATTAATTTAGGAACATTTTTATTTTCAATGACAAACGTAGATGTAATATTAAAGGTAATTTTATTATTAGTAACCATCGGTTACACTTTACATAAATGGTATCTACTAAATAAGAGTAATGGAAAAAAGAAAAAGCAAAAAAAAGTTTAAAGATACTAGAGTAGGTAAATTCCTTACTAAAGTAGCACCAAACATTTTAAAGGGTGTTAGTGACATTGTACCCGATGCTGGTATTTTAAAGCTAGTAGGTAGCCTTATAAGTAAAGATGATGTACTTGCACCTAAAGACAAAGAAGAAGCCTTAAAACTGCTTGAAATGGATATTGTAGAAATGCAAGAGGTTTCAAAAAGGTGGTCTAGTGATATGTCAAGCGATAACTGGCTCTCAAAATCTGTTCGCCCAATGATGTTAATCTTCTTAACTGTATCAACTTGGATTTTAATTCTTATGGATAGTTTAAATATTGAATTTGGTGTAAGTACTGAATGGATAGATTTGCTTAAATCACTTTTAATTACAACGTATGTTGCTTATTTTGGTTCTCGTGGTATTGAAAAATACAAATACATTTCGCAGAAATAGAATACTATACCAAAATCATTATCTTTTATTTAGTAATATTTTTAGATTTATATTTAGATATATTTCTAATTATTTATTTTATATATTTGAAGTAATAAAAAAGTGTAAAGTTATTACTTATATTTTAAAAACACAAATAAAAAAAACAGATAATGCCATCTAAACTATCAAGAAGCAAAATAGTTAAAAAACTAGATGCTATATTTAGCCAGTACATAAGGTTAAAAGATGCAGACCATAACGGAGATGTATCTTGTTTTACTTGTGGTAAGGTTTCACATTATAAGGTAGGGATGCAATGTGGTCACTTTCAATCTAGAAAACACTATGCAACCAGGTGGTTAGAAATGAATGTAGCTGTGCAGTGCGTTGGCTGTAATATGTTTAAATCAGGTGAGCAGTATATTTTTGGTAAGTACCTAGATGAAAAATTTGGTTATGGTACTGCTGAAGAATTATATATAAAATCAAAAGAAACTGTAAAGTATTCTAATGATGAACTACTAGAAAAGATTAAACACTATAAAGAGTTGGTAGATAGTTTATAAAAGTATATCTTTGGGTATTCTGTTTTGTTAAGGAAAAGGGGTTTGGCTATATGTCAAGCCTTTTTTTTTGCTTTATACTTTTAGTTATTAAATAATTTGTTTATATTCGCTTATTATTAATTTAAACTTAACAGAATGAGAACACAGAAACACGATTTAAAAGGCAAGATTAAAAAATTTGAATTAGAGTTGTACGATGCAATTTTAAAAGAAGATGCAACTTTACAAATTCGAATTAAAGAAAATTTAGATGTATTAAAATCAACCTTATACAACATACAATAATGGGAACTAACTTTTCACAAGAAACTGCCCAGACTAAATTTGATGAGTATACATATAGAATAGAAGCTTTATGTAATAAGATAGAAGAATTAAAAGCACAAATAGAAGTATCACAAATATTTAAACAAAATGGATAGAGAAAAATTATTAGATTTGTACAAAAAGTACGATTTAGAAAAAAGCGATGTATACAAGCATCAACATTATATTATTATTACTAGGCAAGGTATCGAGAAGATAGCAGCAAAAGAAAACATAGCAATCACTTACGTGGTTGTAAAGTGTGAACCTAGCTTTGCGGTTGTAAAAGCCTATGCAAAAAAAGAGGGTGTAGAAATACAAACCTTTGGTAGTGCATTAAAAGGTGCTAACTATAAAGACGGTAATTGCAATAGTTGGTATGTAATGGAGATGGCAGAAAAAAGAGCATTGTCAAGAAGTGTACTAAAACTAACTGGCTTTTATGAACTTGGTGTTTTCGGTGAAGATGAAAGCGATGACTTTAAAAGAAAATAGATATGATTAGCAACGAAATATTTGAATACTACCGAATAAAACAAAGAGAAGTTGTAAAGGCTAAAAACCTTTTAAGACTTAATGGGTATTCAATTAAAAAAAACACAGACGTTAAAGAAAATAGAATAAGTTATAACAAAAAATAATATGCAGATAAAACAAGAATTTAAAGATTTAATACCACCACTTACAAAAGAAGAATTTAAGCAATTAGAAAATAATTGTATGAGTGAGGGTATAAGAGAAAAAATACTTACCTGGAATGGTTTTATTATAGATGGTCATAACCGTTTTGAAATTGCTACTAGGTGGGATTTAGATTATGAAACCGAAAGCAAACATTTTGATAATGAAGAAGCGGTAAAGGAATGGATGATACTAAACCAATTTGGTAGAAGAAATTTACAACCTTTACAAAGAATAAAATTATCTGCACAACTTGAAGATGTTTATAGAAAACAAGGTAAAGAAAATGTAATTATTGAGAATAAAAATAGAAGTACCGATTTACCAAATTTGGTAAAACGGGATGCGGTTAATACACAAAAAGAAGTAGCTGCATTAGCTAATGTTTCTAAAGGTACTTACTATGATGGTAAAAAAGTTTTAAATAATACAAACCAAGATACACAAGATTTAATAAATAATAAAGAAACATCAATATCTGCGGTTTCAAACATTATTAAAGATATACCTAAAACTTATACAGATGAAGAAATTAAAGTTATTGTAGAAGAAAAAGTAAAAAAACATATTGAAAATAAGAAAAATAATTTCTCAAAGGTTGCAACTAAAATTAAAAATAATAATGTAAAAGAACAAGGTGAAATTAACAACTTACTTTCTAAAAGCTGGGATGTTAAAGATGGTGATGTGTATTTAATAAATGGTAAACATAAGTTAATAATAGGCAATTCATATAATGTTGAATACATAAAAAAAAACATACCAGAAATTGATTGCGTATTAACAGACCCACCGTATGGTATTAGTTATAAATCACCATCTGGTAATGGTTTAACGCAAAGAGGTAACTATAAAATTATTGAGGGTGATGATAAAGAATTTAATCCTAAAATATTATTTGAATATAGTAAAAATATAATAACTTGGGGTGCAAACCATTATGCTAACAAATTAGAAAATACTGCTGGTTGGTTAGTATGGGACAAAAGAAACGGTAAGGCAATAAATCTTAATAGTGATTGCGAGTTAGCTTGGACAAACATTTTAAATTCTGCAAGGTTATTTCATCACACCTGGAATGGTATGATAAAAGACAGTGAAAAAAATCAAAAAAGAATACATCCAACACAAAAACCAGTAAAATTATTTATGTGGTGTTTGGATATTACCAAAGCTGGTAGCAATATATTAGATATTTTTTCTGGTAGTGGTTCAACTTTAATAGCTTGTGAAAACACTAATAGAAATTGTTTTTTAATAGAAAAAGATTTAGATTTTGCTGCATCAAGTTTACAAAGGTTTTTTTCTTTAGGTTACAAAATAGAAAAGATATGAGTGATTTTGATAATGATTTTAGCAAAGCAACAAATTTCTTTATAAATAATAAAAATAAATTAGAAGATTGTTTAGATGGTAATTTAATAAATATTGAATTAGATAATAAATCTTTAGCCAAAACACTAGATAGGGAAAGCGGTATTGATTATTTTTTTATAGACAAAAACAAACAATTATTTGGTGTTTCTGCAAGAGTGAATTTTAATACAACTATGCACAAAAGTGTAACAATAAGATGTTCAAGAGGTAAAGGCGAAAATAAAAGATACAATAATATTGAATTTAAAAAAGGTGTAGATGCTTATAAAAATAAAAAATCGCCAGTAATTGCAACACTTGGTTTGCAAATGGATGCAGATGATAAAAAAATTAAAGAATTTATTATATATGATAGAAAACAATTATTTTTATATTCTCACAAAAACTACAATGAGATAAAAGATAAAAAACTAAAAACAGTTAAAAAAGATGGTAATACTTATTTATACTTTAAATATAGTGATTTTAAAGAAATGGGTATTTGGCACAAGATTTACAAATAAAACACGAGGTGTTGCGTGTATTGACAACACCAAAATTTAATTTATATATTATGAGTGCAATTATTAACGGAAGTATTAGAGTAGATAGACTACCTAAAGAGAAATTTATCAAAGGTAAGGACGGCGCGGTTTACTACAATTTTACCATAGCGGTACAAGATGAAACGAGGTATGGTAACAACGTAGCTTTTATGGATAGCCAAACCAAAGAAGAAAGAGAAGCAAAGGTTGCTAAAAACTATCTCGGTAATGGTAAGGTAGTTTGGATGAGTGAGCAAGGTGTTACGGTAGCAGAAAGAGATGACCAGCCACAAGCGGTAAAAGAACCAGCTGGTGATGACTTACCATTTTAATTAATAAAGGGTGTGAGTTTTTAACTTGCACCTTTTTTTTATATATTTAACAAATGACAGAAAAAGAAACAGAACAAAATATGTTGATGGAATTTATTGCAGATACTTGCAAGATAGACATTGATGAAAAAATAGATTACCCACCAGTATGTTTAAGCTATGGTGAAAAGGTTTTACAATCAGATAAAGGTGATACCATCATACCAATAGCTTTAGGAACTTATGGCAACCTTTCAGTAATAACCGCACCACCAAAGACTAGAAAAACATTTTTTGTATCACTCTTAGCTTCAGCTTTTTTAAGTGGTACTAATATTTATGGTGGACAAATTAAAGGACATAGAGGTGATGGTGATTTAATTCACATAGATACAGAACAAGGTGCTTGGCATTGCAGTAAAGTATTTCGCAGACCGCTTGATATGGATAGCAACATACCGAAAGATAAATATCATACTTTTGCATTGCGTACAATAGGCTATAAAGAACGTTTACAGTTTATTGAACACTACCTAAAGGAAAACATAAAAGAGCCATCTCTGGTCATCTTAGATGGTATTGCGGATTTATGTTCTGATGTAAACAACATAGAACAAAGTAATGAATTAGTTAGTGCGTTAATGAGAATTAGCCAACAACAAAACGTACATATAATTTGTGTGATACATCAAAACTTTGGTAGTGCTAAACTTGGAACTGGTCATTTAGGTTCTGCATTAGAAAAGAAAGCTGAAACGGTAATAAGTCTGGAAGCAAACACAGTCAATAAAGATTGGACTACAGTTAAGTGTGGTAGAAGCAGAGGTTATTGCTTTGATACATTTAGCTTTGAAGTAAATGAAAAAGGATTACCAATAATAGTTGGTGATTTATATGACCCATTAAAATAGTATGGTACAAAGAACAATGATATTAGTTGCTGCAAAGCACAAAGAATGGTTAGAAATAGTTTTATCCTTTGGTTGTAAAAAAGAAGTGGCAGAAGATTTAGTACAAGAAATGTATATTAAAATACAACTCAAACTTGAAAAGGGTTTAGATATAATGTACAACGAAAAAGAAATAAACTATTACTACATCTTCAAAACATTAAGAACATTGTTTTACGATTTAAAAAGAAAAGGCAAAAACATCACTATGGTATCTATGGATGATATACACCTTACAACTACAGATGTAAATTTTACTGAACCATACGATAAAATACAAGAAGAACTATCAAAAATGTTCTGGTATGATAGAAAGGTGTTTGAGATAATAAATGAGGGTGAAAGCATTGCAGAGTTTTCTAGAAAAAGTATGATACATTACTATTCACTTTACAACACATATAACAAAGTCAAAAGCAAACTAAAGAAACTATTATGAAACTAGGCAACATTATTTATTACATAACTAAATATACTGGCATTAAATACCTAGTGGATAAATACCATAAATTAAGGGGTACTAAATGTGATTGCAACAACAGAAGGAAAAAGTTAAATGAAATAAAAATTGATAGATGGTAAAATTTAATAAACAAGACTTTGAAAGCTGGAGTAACTTTAGGTCTGAACCCAAAAGCACATTGCAACCTTATGAGTTTGATTTAATTTGTGAGTTACACGCAACGTACTACAAACATAAATATCAAAAACCTTGCACTTGCAATCCAAAGAAAATAAAATTATGGATAAAGCAACTTAACATAATTTGGAACAATGGGGTTGAAAAAAATTAATGAATGGGAAAAGGCAGTTGTGTTTCTGCTTAACCTTGATGGCTGGGATTTAGAATGGTGTGGTGAGGGTAACACAAGATATGATGCAAAA